GTCTTGGCGTATTCAGCCAAATGCTCGATGGAGCAAAAAGATTTCAGGCTGGATATTATCGCATCAGTCTCTGGGATCTTCTTCCTGCACTGGGCGCAGCGTCTTGTTTTCATCGAGTTCCTTGATTGCTAAAAAATACGGCCTGACAAAATTGCGGTAAAACAAAACCTCAAGAGACACCAGCAGGTCATACTGCTCTTTTAGCTGCTGCCTGCTCATGCCCTCCAATCCGTTCAGTAGCTGGTCTTTTGCCACATGGACCGCCTTCATCAAATCCTGCTCAATCTCCACAATGCTCTCCCGTCCTGTTTTTCAAGTAATCTTTCCACGCTGACTGCGTTTTTGTTTTCGCCTCCCACCGGGGGTCGCCAAGGTCTGGCACTCTATCCCAAAAATATTCGGATATTTCAGAAGCCTGATCATTGGGTATCCACCCATTTTCATCATCGTATACCATTGGAACACAAACACCTAAAGGGGCATCAGGCGGTAGCCGGATAATATCTGCGCTGTAAGGATCGCCAAACTCATCGATAAAATAAAATATTTCTTCCCACGTTCTCCCTTCCGTGTAACCTATCCAGCCCTCATCATCGCTTATCATAAATCTAAACAATATTTTCATTTCACACCGCCACAAATGACATTTCAAATGATTCAAAATTATTGAGATCTTCGACAAACATATATCGGCAATCCACCTTCTCAACAAAGCCGTCAATATTGTCACCCTCACGCGCCACAAATGATTTCCTGCCACGCCAGAAGTCTTGCTTGTCTTCCCATCCCAGTAGCCAGATCCTGTCATCTGACAGGTAGGTGAAAACATAGGTATCTGTGTCCTGATCTCGCTGCGAAAGCGGAACCCTAACCTTAAAAATCGGATTTGGCTTGCCAACTGACTTCTTGGTCTTTACATCAACCCTGCTGCCCATCACCTCAAAATCGTGATCAAAAGAATCTTGGGCCACGTAGTCAAACCCAAGCCCAGAGTCTATCAGATACCGACCGAAGGCCATCTCACCGATGGTCCCGGCTACCTGACCCTCACCGAATTCTTTTATCGTGCTTCCGTTGTACCTATCACCCGTTGCCATTTTGTCGGCATGCTGACGCCATTCTTGTTTTACGATGTAATCAATCATTACTCCCTCCCGGTAGGCCACGGCACTGACACGCCAAACTTCGTTGCCAGATGCCTGTTCAAGACTTCATAAACTTGCACATATTCAGATGTTGTTGGCTCAGTGGTTGATTCTTTTTCCAAGACCACCTTCTGAATAGGTCGCCACAGAAATTCTTTTGCTCGGTCTGCTGTCCACGGTATCTCCGCTTCAGGCTTTAGTGTTTTTTTCATATCCAAGCCAGCTTCATTGAGTACGCCTGCCAAGTGCGCAAGCCAAAGGTGTAAGGCGTTATTCTGAGCCTGACTGCGCTTCTTGCCGATTACCCATGTGAATGTCACATACTTGTGATCTTCAAACAGCTTTTCTGCGTATTCTAAGAACTGATCTTTTGTGAACTCGCTGTTCACCACCCATCTTCTCCCGGTCGTATCCATCTATTTTCCCGCCAAGTCGTATACAGTGATTTCCAGCGCATCAGCTATCTTCACTGCCAGTGATAGTTTTACGTCACGGCTCTTGCTGACCCAGTGAAACCTCTGCTGTGACATGTTTAATTTTTCAGCCATGTAGGAATGCTTAATCCCCCTGTCTGACAATATTTTTCGTAAATTTTCACCAAAATTCATAAGGTACTCCAATTGCCCCCCGAAGGGGGCGTTAGTGACTAGAACGGTGGGCTACTCAGATCAAGATCATCGTCAAACGCTGGCGCTGGCTTTGAAGCCTTTGCGGGCATTGCGTCTTTTGCTTTTACCGAAAAGTTCAGCTTGGGTGCTTTGGGGTTTTCCCCATTACCGCGCCACGCACTGATCCAGTATTCTTTACCTTCGACATTCAGGCTGCCTGTAAAGTCAGGATGTTTCTCCGTTGCTTTCTTTTCGTTAGTCCAGATGGAACCGCGATTGGTGTTGTCGTAATCACTCATACTTCTTCTCCGTGGTTGTAATACAGGTATTTAACCTGCTGATTAATAGCCTTCAAACTGGCATTCCATGCCTGTATCCAGACCTGTTGAATCGCTTCATCTTCGTCCTGCCACCGAAGCCCAGTGGTTTGTTCGTAAATATATTCAAGCATTTCCATTTCATCCCGCCATGAAATCGTGAGTTGATTTTTCAATGGTTTCACACGCCTTCATTACTTCTTTTTCCAGCTTGTCGATGTACCCTTGGTCGCGCTCAACACGGACCAGCAATACGGTCATGTCAGGATGGTACGCCATGAAATCGCACCATTCTTTTTCTTCGCCCGTAATCCACATCTGGCCTTGAACTTGGGGGATATACTTTGATGGAAGCACATTGCCAGCGCGTAAATAGCCGACCATCGTGTGCGCCATCGGACACTTTATTTCTAGCAAACCATTATCACCCACTAAGCCGTCAGGTGAGCAGCCCGCCTCCAAATCATCGTGTAGACAAAACCCGATGTCAAAAACACTTTCACCAGAAATCAATTCATAAACTTCTTTTGCAAGTGGCTCAAGATCAGTTCCACGTTGCATAGCATCGGAAACGAACACATTTGCCTGTTTTCCCGTGATGCGCTCCGCAATTAAGTCGTTGATGTACCCGTCAGCACTTGCCGCTGGCTTGCCTGTTGGGGTTATAAGTTTATGAAAGCTGGACGCGCTGGGCTTACCCAGACGCGCCTGAAACCAACCTTCTGTTCTCTGCTCATGCTCAGTTACTCTCATTGTCAGCCTCCATGCGTTGTAATTTTTTCTCAAGAATTGACACGGCGTTCTGGTACTGACCAGCGGTCATCTCAGATAGAGAATTCACTTTGAAGTGGCGAGTGAATGTATCGTACTCAGTCCAGCTGGCCTCCATCAGATCAACAAGATTATCAATCTGATCTCCTGTCAGTGGCTTTTTGAGTTCAGCCGCCTCTGGCGCGGTGAGTTCTTCATTTTTGTAAACGTGCAAGCCTAAACCCAGCAGCGAACAACATTTGACTAAACATCTCATGCGATTGTCAGATATTTCCCTACTATTTGGATTTATAATTGCTTGGTTCTTGTGATTCATCACAGGCAACCACATTGTGCGGACAACCTTTTTTTCTGCATCGGTAGAGCAGGTAACTGTGATTGTGCAGGAAACTTCCATTGACCCATCAGGAAAGACGGTTGATTCGTTAAAAACAAATTCACTGCAAGGATACTCATCCATCAGTAATTGCCAAGCATTTGCCCATGACAAGTATTTTAACCCGCCCTTCAATTCTATGAACTCGGAACAATTGATGGAACTTAGATTATGCCAGACGGCATAGTGGAAAGGATTGTTGCTCATTTTTAATACTCCCGTTGTTGTTTGAGGGGGCATTATACTCACAACTAATTAGAAAAAGAAAGGGTTTTATTTACTATAATTGCCAGTTTTTATCATTGCGCATATTTCAATGGCACGATCTTTGACCTGTGATGCCCACTTGCTATCCATAAATTCGGCAGCAGCGAGATCATAATTAGCCTCAGCCATTGCAGCCAATGCCCTTTTAAACCCATTCAGCCGGGTCAAACCGATGTTGAATACGAGATCTATCATAGCGTCCCTGCGGGCTTCGTTCAGGTCGGAGAACCAGTTGAACGCAGAACCGAGTTCTTTTATGCACCTGTCAATGTCGTTTTCTAGCAAGTAGTCAATCTCGTCATCTGACAGACCAATACCGCCACTCTCATCAATATTTCTGCCAACACCTATGGTTAGCTTTTTTTCTGTGCAGCGGTAGGCAAACTTTTTTGAGCCTTCATGCCTGCGGAGCATTTCGGTTAGCTTGCTCATTTATCATCCTTTGTGTTGGATGCGCCAAAGTAGAAACTGATAATCGCGCTGGTAGTACCGCCCAGCCAGCCAAGCACTAAATTGATAATTTCTAATGGGTTATCTTCTGGATCAGCCACGGTGATCATAAATATATATCCCAAGAATCCGGCAACCAGTGTTATCGCAATGATGCGTGGTGTCCAATCTTTGGCAAAATATTTACGTGCATCCTGAATATCAGCGGTCTGTAGGGCAAACAAATCTACATCCATTTCTTTCATTTGAGCTTCGAATTCAAGCTCTTGGCGTTTAATCTCAGCTAGTTGGTCTGGCGTTACTTCCTGCATAGCCTTTTCGATAGAACCAGCAGAAGGCTCACAACCTAAAACACCGGCAATAATCTTCCCGGCAGCACCACCCAGTGGACCACCCATAGCTGCACCAAGAGATGGGGCAACAGCGCCAACCAGATTCTTTATCTTCAGAAATTTCATCACCAATCCCACTTATCTCTATGCCACGGGCAACTTACCCGATTACGATGAGTATCATCAGGACGGCTACTACGATTGTTTTCACACCCAGACAGGAGTCGCAATCCCCGTGTACTATCTTGCCGATTTTCTCCAAACCTTCCACTACCTTTGCTTTTACCTTTTCCATTACTTTTTATCCTCTTTGTTATCCAGCTTATTAAAGATGCCCGAAAGCATTGACTTAATTTCCCGTATATCTTCTCGATAATCGTCCTTTTTAACGAAATCCGCATATAATAACCTTTCTAACTGTGCCTGATCGCTTCTCAATTTACTAATGGCATCGTAAACGGATCGGATCATCCAGCCACTTAGCATCATAACCACAGAAAGTGTGGCGTTGAACAAAACTTGGAACTCCATCATTCTACATCCATTGGTAAATTCACTATTTTGAGATCAGGCTTATCATCAGAGTATTCATTTATGATAACCAAGAGATTCTCGATATCCTCTGGCGTGTACTCCCCATCAGAGTAATATAGAACAGTTAAAATAAATTCGGCAACGCCTTTCACATTATAACCTCTACCCGCCTATTTTAGAATCAATCTCATGGTATTCCCGTGGGATCTGGTAGGTGTGAGTGATCGCCTTCCCGCCAGACTTGCGATAGACGATCATATCCATCACAGATGCGGAGCCGTAGCCCTGCCCAGTATGCCATGCGTCAGGTGGCGCGAGACAGCCATGCTTCTCAACGATCACACCGTTGTCGCACTCCTTCACATCTTGGTGATGGAAATGGCCCACGACCCAATATTTGTGAGTAGTCTCAGCCCAAGCCTTCGGCATATCTCTCGGCATTATGTTTGCCAGCTTTTCAGCTTTCACTTTGTCTCCGTGGTTAATACCCAGCAGGTTCTTGCCAAACTGCAAATAATGGAAAAACCCCTTCTGCGGAACCATGTTCACTCTTGGCTCTTTTGACCAATACATTTCTAAACACAGTTGTATGGAAATTGCGGTATCAGAATCGTGGTTTCCGCGAGCTATAACCACATCAACCTTTTCAAACTTTGTGAGCATCTTGTCAATTGAGAAAATCAGGGTGTGAGCCGCTGACCGCATGACGTTCTCGTAACGGGTATCCATATCAACGGAAGTGCCGCGAGTTGTGGTGCTGGCAGAATTATCTGAGTGGGTGAAATCACCGATATTCACAAGCAAAGAATGCTTTGTTGTGGGCGCACAATCCACCAGTGAAGTGACAGCATCCTTAATCTCTGTTGTGGCGATGCTTACATCAAAGTCCCGCCCACGGGTCAGATTACCATCAACCTTCATGCCGATGTGCGCATCACCAATGATAATCGTGGGCAGCAGATCAGGATCGTATTTTACTTTTTTAGGTTTGGGCTTTGCTTTGACAGGCTTGATGGTATTTGCCAGTTCATCAACAAACGCTTTAAAGGCTTCTTGCTTTTGTTCAAACTCAGCTTTGGTTTTTATCCAAATCGGGTTCCCTTCTTCATCCTTCGTGTAGGTAGACTGCCCTACCAACCGCTGTCCGGGCGGTACAAATCTCGTATTATCTGAATGCTCCGTCCAGCCACGTTGTGATGCGCGTATAACTAATTTGTCGAGTTCAGCATAGATGTTCTGGTGAGCAATATTCAGTGTTTTAGCGGCGTGGTACACTGACTCTTTTTCCATATAGGCATGGTAATACTCACGCTGTCTGGGTGTGGCTTGGACTACGT